AACATACTATTTGGTAGTTCTATTTTTTCTATTTTTTCCTTTGGTTTATTGTTAAGTATATGTTTAACTATTTTGTTTGTTGTCTCAATGATTTCATCAATAGAATTTGGATTCTTATTAATAAAAATTAATTTTGAAATATTATCATGTAATTCAGATAATGGTGATTGTATCGTATGTTCAAATAGTATTGATTTAGATAAATTTAAATTAGCATCAAGTATTGAATCTTTTTTAAATTTTGAAAATAAAGCAATATTTTCTTTTACAAATTGAAAAGCTTTATTTTCATCACTTTCAATCTTATTTTCAATATTTGTATAAACCAAAAATTGAGTCTTAAGAATTTCATTTTCTTTTATGGTTTTAACATAATCTTTAAACTTATTCTTTTTAACTTCATCTTTTGATGTAACACCATCTACTAATAAGTTATTAAAAACTTCTTTAATAAGGCCAAAATTTTGCATATTTTTAGAAGTTGTATTTAGATTTTCCATTGATCAGTTTAATTTATAAATATTCTTTATTTAAGATAAAAACACTTACTCGTCCAATATTTTATTAATATCATCAATCATACTATCAATATCTTTATTGATCTTAACGTTTTTATCGTAAACCTTTATTTTTTCATTTTTTTGAGTGTTTTCTGGTTTAATAGATTCTAATAATCGATTTACATAAATGTTTCTATATTTTTCTTTCTTTTCATCTAGTTTTTTCGATAAAGATTCTTTTTTATCAATAAGCAACTTATCGATTTTTTTTATTGATTCTGATACATTTTCAGGTTTTTTTGAATTAGTAGTTTCAGTGTTAGCCTCACTAGCTTCAGCATTTTCATCAGCAGTTCCTTCTTCGCCACCAGCTTCAGTATCTTCCTCACCTTCTAAATCTTCACCAAAATCTAAGTCTTCTTCACCTTCACCACCTCCACCGAATGACCCACCTAAACCACCTCCACCACCACCAGTAGATTCACCATTTTCATCTTCAGATGGTGCACCACCACCTCCTTGAAGTGCTAACTCATAATTACCATAAATTCTATCCACAACATCAAACATACCAGTATGCTTAATAACATTAGAAGTATTTAACAATTCAGCAGCTGCTGCTTTTTCCATTCTTTGTTCAAGTAAATCCTTTTTAATTTCATCATCTGACCAACCCATAATATCTCTGTGTGCTCTTGTCATAGACATAACACCAAAACCATTTCCTAAATCAGAAGCAGCATCTTTAAATAACGTTACTTTTTGTTGTAAGTGTTCTATCTTAAGCATTTCCGCTTGTGTTGATGGATTATTTAGAGTTAATGTAAAATTATCTAATTCATCTTCAAAACCTAACATGTGTAAATGAATAATAGCTATTTTGTTTAACTCTTGTAACATAGATTGTTGAATTCTATTTATTGTTCTAGAAAATCGTATATCTTGAATAGCCAAATTTTTACCCTCACCAGTTGTTTCTTCGTATCCTAAAAATGGTTTTGGAACACGCAATGCTGCAAAAAGATTACGTTGCAAATATTCGATATCAGCAATTTGATCTAAGTTTGTAGCCCCAGGCAATGTATCAATAGGATTTGGTGCATCTTCTGATCTAACAGGTATAAAATAATCTTGATCATTTGATAACTGATTAAATCTCAAATCCATTTGTCCTGTTTGTGGGTCAATAATTGGAGTTCTTTTAAATCTATTAGTAATTTCATCAACATATGGACCAACATCTTTGTCATCAATGTTACCAACATAAATTTTATAAACACGTCTTTCTGGTGCCCTAGTAACACGATAAACTAACATAGAATCTTCAGATAGAATTAATTGTTTCCATATTCTTCTTGCTTTTTCTAAAACAGAAGTACCATATGGTAAACGTCTATCATCACCTAATAATCTAAAATGAGCTATTTGCCATGAATTAAATTCAACATTATTACCTCTCCATAAAAATTTAACCTTATCTGACGAACTTTTATTTGTATCGCTTCTATTAGAAATCATATCAAATAAACCACCTTCTCTACGTTCCATTTCATAATTTGGCATTTGTTTTGCCCCAATAATACCATGTTGTTCATCAATATTTAAAAAAACAAAGTTATCACCATACTTACAAGTATTTCTAGTAAACATTGGTAAAGAAGTATGTATATCTAATCTGTTGAAAAATAAATCCTCTAAAATAGACTTAACACGATTACTATCAGAATATATGTTTAACATTCTACCCTTATCATTAAGTGTTGTTGATTCTTCCATCATAACATCTAAAGCCGCAGAAATTAATGGATAAAACTCCATAGCTTCAAAGTCAGCATATGAGCCAATACGTGTTGTTTCGTAATTTATTGTTTTTTGAAACAAATCACTATCAACTTTTTTCCATAATTGACCTAAGTATTTGTTTTGTTGAGCTTGTAATTTAGCCGTTTCAAATTCTGTTTTGCTAGTTGTTTTTAATAATTCACCATTACCAATGTTGTAACGTTGAGTTTGAACGTGTTTAATCTTAGCAGCATCAGGACCTAAAATTTGACCAAGTTTTTGAAATATTGTTAAATTTTTATTAGCCATAACTTTTTTCTATAATTATAATGTATTTTTTGTGATTTTAAATAGTTTAACCCACATAATCACATGAAACATATGCTTCATGTTTTTGTAGACTATTAACCACTGTCAAATCGTAAACATAAGTAGTAACCCAATCTTGACCTTGAGTTCCGGGAATAGCATCACAATAAAATGGTCTATCATTAAAACTATTATTATTTTTTAATTTATCATTTGGTGAAGGGGACCATTTATATAACTGTGCACCAAATGTTTTTAAGGTAAATACTTTATTATTTGCCATATTATTTTGAACTACTAAATAACCACATATATTTTCCTGTTGGGTCTTGCATATTTTTTGCAACAACTGGACTAAAATTAGGTTTTTTTGTTGATTTGTTATTTTGTTTAATTACAAATGGGTTTACATTTACATTTTGTGATGGTTGGGCAACAATTGGTGCCGAATTTGAACTACCCCAACTATTTAAAATAGCCTTAGTTTGTTTTTCTAATTTTTCTAAGTTTTTAAACGAATGTTCAATAACCCATAAACACATAGCCATTGAAAATAATAAATCATCGTGATAACCATCCATATGATCTGGCCTACCATTTTTATAGATAAATGTTTTCATTTCTGAAATCAATCTAATTGATCTTATTTTTACTTCGTTACTTCTTATTTTATATTCGAAATTTGCAATCATTGGTAAACGAACACCATTAACATTAAAACCCGGTGTTTTATCGTTTTTACTCATAGCTTCAAGTTCTTTTTTTCTAGCTAATACTTTACCATTTGTGCTATCATAGTGTAAACGTTTATAACCTATTTCTAATAATTTAAGAACAGTAGAAACACCCATACCACCTGTAATATCCACTACTGTATATGCTTTATATAATTCGCCATATTCTTCAACAATTTGAGCTAATAAATCTGGTTGGATTTTACCTTGATATTCCATCACCTGTTCCATAGTAGTAAAATCCAAAATAACAATTGTTGAATAATCTTCACCATCACCTCTAGATACGTCAACACCCATAATATATTGATGACCTTCTTTTGGTTCTTCCCAAATCCATATTTCTTTTTCAGTCCCAGTAATAATTATTGGGTCTTTTGCATTAGTTTTTTGTTGTGCTTCAATATATTCTTCATCAATAACATTACCACCAGAGCCAATAAATGATACGTCTAATTCTTGAGCAATCATTTTAGCATCATTATTCATACCTCTACACATTTCTTCATACCATGATGAGGTTGGTTTATAACCATTGGCAATCATTCTATTGTAAGATTGAAACGTGAATTCTGATTCTTCAATAATTTCATCTCCTTTAATCCACCTTAAATCTTTGTTGTAACGTAAATCTTCATACCATTTCATTTCAATGATATTAAAACTATTTTTACCACTCTTAGCTTGTTCGTATGTTTTGTAATATAAAGCATCCATACCATGTGGTGTTGATATAAGTGTTGCTTTACCACCAGTACCTAAAGCTGTTAAAGCAGCACCAAAAACTTCAGCACCATTATCAATGAAAGCTGCTTCATCCATGATTAAATAAGTTGGTGTAAAACCACGTAAAGCATCTTTAGAAGTTGCAACCGCTTTAACTCTACTACCATTTGGTAACTTTATTTCTTTTTTAGATTCGACAATGAATATAGATTTTTTGTCGTTTTCTTTAGAACCATAATAATCAGGACCCCAAACCCATCTGGGCATTTGGGAAAGAAAATCCTTTATCTTAGCTAAAAATTCAAAAGCTAATTCTTGTTTATTAGCAATAATAAGAATAGCTTCAGGATTATCAACATCAGCAAAGGCTACCTTAACTGACATATAAGCCGCTGTTGTTGTAGAAACACCTGCTTGTCTTGGTTTGGTAACTAAATTCATACGATGATCTTCGTATGCATATATGATTTCTTTTTGTCTAGGAAATAATTTAAAAGGTACAAAACCTTCTTGTGTTTTATCAAATGTTTCTAAATAAGTTTCAATAGCATATATTGGACTTGTTAAACATTTAGCATATTCAATATATATTTCTTGTGTAGTCAACATATTGTTTTTGTTTATAAATATGCTGAAAATCAATAAAATACCTATATAAACGACGAAAGACACCAATTGGTGTCTTTCATTCTAATGTATTTTAGTGTGTTCTATTTAAAATAGTTCATCAAATTCAAATCCGTCATCATTATCTGATTTATCATTAGAATCATCAGTAGAATTACCACCCATTAGCTCATTCCAATTGAAACCTTCAGATGGTTTTTGATTATCAGAAGCTAAATTAGTATCTTTACCACTAATTTCATTCATAGCTTCATTAAATTCATCTTCCTTTAAACCATTTTTAACATCATCAACAAGTTCTGAAATTATTTTTTTACCTTCTTTAGTACCAGCCATTATTTCCCTCATTTTTAAATTAAATTCTCTAACTGGTAATGCTGCTAATTCAGAATATATGTGATGTTTTAAATTAAAATCATCTGGGTTTATCATTGATGTAAAGCGTTCCCATAATGCTGGTCCTAGTCTCATATCCCATGGTTCAGCAGCTAGGAAATCAGCCTTATTTATAACATACTCACCAATTTGTTTATTCTTTGGTAATCCATGTGCTGATAATAATTCCATAACACCCTTTACCAATTCATGAATTAAAACTGGAAAAACCATAGCTTGTGCATGAATAACGGCTTTAGGGTTTGACTTATTAGGAAATTGAACTCTAACAACGCCACCACTAACAGCACCATCTAACGATGGCATTATATAATAAGCATAATCAGCTGAAGCCATCATTTTAGAATATTTATTTGGTAACTTAGGGTCTAAATTTGTTAATTCTTCATCAACCATATGAAACATATGATTACATTTTTTAGCGGCTCCTTGAGTCATAGCATTAAGAAATCTTCTTTTGTAAACCTCTTCATTGGCATTTACTAAATCGTCATGATTTTTGAACTCAACTTCAACAGCCATTGGTTTTGGATTCTTTTTAGTCCCAACCATATTAATATTTGGAGTTAACTCTGCATGTATTTCAACAACATCTTCACTCATATTATATTCTTCACGAATCATTTCAACAGCTAATTTTTCTAATGCTTTTTTGTGTTTAGATTCTAAACCCATTGTTTCATGAACTAATGGTAACATTTCTGAAATAACAGAAGCATTATCAACAGAATCAACATCATATGCTCGTTTGTAACGCTTAACTACTTCATTAAAACGTGAACCCATTATTTTTTGTTCAAAAGTACATTCATCATCTTCTGGAAAAATTGGATGTTTACCTAATGAATGATTACGATTAGCCAATTCATCTTCTAATCTTGGATGCATTCTTTCAGCAATACCTTCAGGATAAACAATACTTTCATTTATTTGAGATTTATTGTTTATTTGTTTGGATTTTTTTCTCACTCACATCGCAATCGTAGGAAGGGAGAGAATATGTACAAGATTGCAAGATTATTCGGTTTTGTTTGGTTGCTACATAAAGCATTGGCGTTTTGCAAGCATAATGCATAACGGTTATTTACTTTTTTTAAATATGATGATACATACGAAGCTAGCAAACCGTCTTGTCGTGGAAACATACATTGTACCTTAATATACATGCATATACTGT